ATCAGGTGCGTGCCAAGTTGCACAAAATCACCGGCTACCTATATCGCGATGCGGAGAAGCTGCCGCTCGCCCTGCAACACCTGAAACGCGCCTTCCAGCTAAACAGCAACTGCGGCGTTAAAAAAGATATTGAGCGGCTGGAGTCAGCCATCAAAAAGGCTGCCAGCAGCTAAACAGAACGCGCCCCGCGCCGGACGGCACGCCAGCCGCGACAGGTCTGTGACCTCGTTCAACGCTGGCGTCCACCGTCCCCTATTCAGAGGTCACTATGTCTCTTGTTGTACCTGCACCAAAGCCGGACGCCGCGACGGAGCCCGCGATCAAAAACACGCACTTTTGGCCGGATATCAATCCGGTGGAGTTACGCGACACGCTGCGCCTGGAAGGAACGGTGACCGCCAAACGTCTGCGAGCCGTCATTAAGTACGCGCTGACCGAAGTTAACGCCGAGCTTTACAGCTACCGCGTCGCACAGCTGGCTCAGGGATACAAAACTCTCGCTGATGTCCCGGCTGACCAGATTGATGACGAAAGTATCAAAGTCTGTGCCTATCTGCGGGCGGTTTCCTCCATTACGGCTGCCATTCTGGCGGAACGATATCCGAACAGTGATACCACCGATGCTGGCAGTAAAAAGGCGGAGATTGTCGAAAGTACGGTTGATGAACTGTGGCGTGATGGCCGCAATGCGATCAGCGATGTCGCTGGCGTGTCGCACTGTGTGATCGGGCTGCTCTGATGAAAGTCTATGCCGAACAGGGCGACACCGTTGATTCGCTCTGCTGGCGGTATTACGGGCGTACTGAGTCGGTGATGGAACAGGTTTACGCGGCTAACGTTGGCTTAGCCGCACAGGGGGCAATTCTGCCCCATGGCTACGCGGTGGAGCTGCCGGACATTACTCAGGCCGCAGTCAGTGAAACCGTCTCACTTTGGGACTGATGACCATGGAGCGCATCACCTCGTTTATTTGTTATTGCGTCGCGGCCTTTCTTGCCTGGCTCGGCGCTATGTCACCGCAGGATATCGCCTTTCTGGTGGGTGCAGGCGTCGGCGTCGCGACCTTCCTGGTGAACTGGTACTACCGGCGCAAAACTTACCGCCTGCTGAAAGAAATGGGCATCAGAGGGGACATTAATGCAGCCATCAATCGTTAGACGCTGCGCCGTCACCGCCGTCCTGGCGATTGCCGCGTTGCTGCCACAAACGCAGACCCTGAAAACCTCCGCCGCCGGTCTGGCACTGATTGCCGATTTTGAAGGCTGCCGCCTGTCGGCGTACCAGTGCAGTGCGGGCGTCTGGACAAACGGTATAGGGCATACGGCAGGCGTGAAACCGCAGACGCACATCAGTGAACGGCAGGCCGCTGTGAATCTGGTGGAAGACGTGATGCGGGTGGAAAAAGGCATTGCCCGATGTATACAGGTTGCCATGCCGCAGCCCGTGTATGACGCCGTGGTGTCCTTTGCCTTTAACGTCGGCGTAACGGCGGCCTGCAAATCCACCCTGGCGTTTTTCATCAACAAGGGCGAATGGCGAAAAGCCTGCGAACAGCTACCGCGCTGGGTGTTTGTGAACGGCGTGCGCGTCACCGGGCTGGAACGCCGCCGCGCGAATGAGCTGGCCTACTGCCTGCGGGGTGTCTGATGCGTATTTTAATTTTGTTACTGCTGGCCGCGTGCGCGCTGGCGGGGCTGCAAACCTGGCGTATCGGCGGCCTGCATGACGAGGCAGAACAGGCGCAGCGGATCATCGGCACGCTGTCCGCCGGTATCGAAAGCCGCGACAACGCCATTCACCGCCTAAACGATGAGGCCGTGACGCGGGAACGCCAGGAGCAAAGCCTGCGCGCGCAGCTCTCGCAGGCCGGTCAGCGGGCGCGGGATCGGGAATACACAATTCAAAGGTTACTCAATGAAAATCAGGAAATGCGTGATTGGTATAGCGCTCGCCTGCCTGACGGCATTGGCCGGATGCACGCGCGTCCCGCCTTTGCCAGCGCCGCAGATTATTTACGTTGGCTGTCCGGCGGTGACAAGCTGCCCGATACCGGCAAGCTCACCCGCCACTAACGGCGATTTAAGCAGTGATGTCAGAAACCTGGAGGCCGCGCTGACCGCCTGCGGCCTCCAGGTGGAAGCGGTCAAACAATGCCAGGAGGAACACCGTGTTAAAACCCGCACAGCTACGCAAAGCCTTAACTGACGCCGTGCCGGTGCTGCAAACCAGCCCCGACCAGCTGAGGATGTTTGTGGATAACGGGCGCATCGTTTCCACGTTAGCCAGTTCGCTGTCGTTTGAATATCAGTATCAGGTCGAACTGCTTATTACTGATTTTGCACACGACTGTGATCTGATCATCGTGCCTATTCTCGCATGGTTGCGTGAGCATCAGCCGGACATCATGGCAACACCCGATAAACAGCAGACGGGCTATAAATTCAAAGCCGATATGCTCAATGATGGCAGCTACGATATTGCCGTATATTTGCAGCTTACCGAGTGCGTGATCGTGAAACAGATTGATGCCGGTCTGCACGTTGAACACTATCCGGAACCACCCCTACCGGAGCCGGTGGAAAGACCGCGTGAACTGTATCTGCACGGCGAGTTAGTGAGCCAGTGGCATGAGTGAGTTGTCAGCATTTGATACCCACCTGGCGGGGCTGATTGCCGCCCTGTCACCGCAAAGTCGTAAAGCCATGGCCTCTACCATTGCGAAGCGTCTACGCAAACATCAGCAGCAGCGCATTAAGCGACAGGTTACCCCGGAAGGGAAGCCGTTCGCCCCTCGACGGGCGCAGCCTCTGCGGGCGAAGAAAGGCCGCATCAAGCGGGAGATGTTCGCCAAACTGCGCACGGCTAAATACATTAAGGCCAAGGGCACGGACAAAGACGCAGTGGTGGAATTCACCGGCCAGGTGCAACGGATGGCAAAGGTACATCAGTACGGCCTGCGGGATCGCCCGTCCGTCCGTGCTAAAGAAATGCAGTATCCGGCGCGCCCGCTGTTAGGGCTGGACGCGGAGGATATGAAAATTGTGGAGGATGAATTGCTAATACTTATTAGCTCAGACTTCACCTGACATAACTGCGGCACAGAGCCAAATCTAATTTGACAGGTAGCTCTGTGTCAGAAGCGGACGTTGGTTCAGCGCTGCCTTTATCCATCCAAGGGTTCCAGCATTCAACCCCTTAATGTGATTTGATAACCTCCAACGCCCTATATTCAACAACGTGCTGACAGATCTTTTTGGGTGAGAAAACCACGACCGCCTCACAGATTGCAGATATGATGATTTCGAATAACTCCCTCTGGACCGTTCAAATTCGCTCTCGGGACAACATTAACTGGTGTAATTACATACAGAACTTCGACTCCCCTTAACTTTGTGTTAAATTCCAAGGGTGAGTATAATTGGAGGTTGTTATGAAAATTGATTATGACGTAAGTCTTTACAGAGAAATCGCAAATTTTAGTGTAAATAAAGTAGTTCAAGTATCTAATAGAAAAGGTATAAAAAGCACTATCCATATCACAAATATAACACAGCTTTCGTGGCAAAATTTGCAATTACTAGTATCCAGTGGTTCAGATAGATTCAGTAAAATGGTATTTCTCTATCGAGAGTATTCCCAGCAGGGACAGATTTCTGAGTCAGTTATTAGAGGTAACCCTCTTTCTTCTAATGAATCTAAGGAAATCAACGAGTACATAAAAATTTTTCGAGAGCATGGTTGCACGAAACACCACGAAGTTAACGAAATTATAACCAAAAATAGATTGTGGGATAATTTCAAAACTATTCGTTCGTTAAACGATCATGGTAAATCTAAAGAAATTGAAGGTATCCAACCGCAATATTTTGAGGTTGTTTGTAACATTCTTAAAATTTCTGGAGATAAAGGCTCACCACTTGATGGCTATAAAAAGTATTAAAGCAGCTAATGGGTCTGATGCAGGCTATACGAAACCGGATAATTCTCTTAGAGTTCCTATGCATGTAGATTAGGTTACCCTTAAAGTGAGCTTCCGCTTCACGCTCATAGCAGTCCTGCTCTCAGTTGTGGCGGTTATGAGCTTAAAAGTTCCTTAAACATAACAATTACTTTATTTATAATTTCAGTACGATAACATTGAACAACATGATAAAAGTGTTAATATAGGTCCGTTAAGTACTACTGCTTTAAATGTTTTGCGAATGGATTTTTAAGAGAAAATATCTTCTGTCATTGTAAGTTTATTTATTTTTTATATTTATAATTTCACATAGCAAGAGGTTTTCGTGGACGTCAGAAAAGATTTTGAAGATGTGTCACCTCATATTTCAAGACTGTTATCATTCTCTCAGCAATTTCATGATAATGACTCTTTCTGGAGTCACCTTAAAAATAATGAAGATTTCAAATTTATATCTAAAATACCACATGCCAAGCGTTATAAAGTTGAGTCATTATATAGTACAGGTAGAGATATGGCTATATATATGGCCGGAACACTTGCTGAAATAAATTATGATTTTAGTAAATTTCCGACATTAACCTCAGTTGTTGAGGGGTTTGATAATACATGGGTTTTTGGTAATTACTCTGAAGATATACCTGATCTAGCTATTCAAACATGCAAAGAAAACGATGTTAGTCTATGGTCCGTTGACCAAATGTACCATTTATTTAGAAAGCAAGAAAAATTACTCTCAGCTATACGGGGTACACTCGATATACTCAAGCGCAGTAACTTATATAAATTAGAAAATGGGATTGAAATTATGAGTGAAAAAAATCAAATAATAAATGTTTCTGGGATCTCGACATCAAGCATTAATATAAACTCAAATAATGCAGTAGCAGCTGTAAGTCAGGTTTATAATGAGCCATCAATTTTCAGTGAGATGGTGAATGCAATAAAAGATGCAGGACTTGATAGTGCAACAGAGAAAGAATTAATTGATAATACACAAGCTCTAGTAGTGGCTCATGAGAATGGAGACTTTTCAAAAGCCTATAAAGATTTTATGCAAAATATATCTGCGCACATTACCGTTTTCACACCCTTCTTATCTGGTTTAGCAGCGTTATTGTCTTAAAGCAATTTAGATACCTGCGTTTTTGCAGGCGTCTAAATTTATAAGGTAATTATCTAGTGTGTATCTTGTGTGGCCAATGTCCGCACCTCGTTCAAACCAGACAGTCAGATTTGATGATGTTCTACCTACGAAATATGTCAGCTCAAGTTTGAGTTAATACTCCTCAGTCAGTGATCCCCACGTTGTGCCACCCGCCATCAACCCGTCTGAAATTGTATGCCGCCTGACAGGGCGGCATTCTTTTATCCATGAATACATCCATCCCAAACAACGACATTCCGCGCCTGCTGCGCAATCTGATCCGCGTTGGCACCATTGCCGAGGTGAATTTGGAGGAAGCAACTTGTCGCGTCAATACTGGCGGTAACGTCACCGACTGGCTGCATTGGCTGACGTCCCGCGCTGGGCGTTCCCGTTCCTGGTGGGCACCGTCTGAAGGTGAACAGGTTGTGCTGTTCTGCCTGGGCGGCGAGCTTGATACCGCTTTTGTGATGCCTGGTATTTTTTCAGATGACTATCCGGCACCGTCAGCGTCCGCCGATGCTGTACACGTCACTTTCGCTGACGGCGCGGTGATCGAATACGAACCAAAAACCGGCGCATTGCTGGCAACCGGCATCAAGTCCGCCACGGTGAACGCCGCCGATAACGTGGCCGTCACCGCCCCGCTAATCACCTGCACGGCGAAAACCCGCATCACGCTTGATACGCCGGAAGTGGTCTGCACCAACAAACTCACCACCGGCACTATCGAGATTAAAAAGGGCGGCACGATGACCGGCAACCTCACACACAGCGGCGGCAGCATCACGTCAAACGGCGTGGTTGTTCATAACCATAAACACGGCGGCGTCCAGACGGGCGGCGGTCAGACGCAGGTGCCTTCATGACTAACGCCAAATACATCGGTCTGGCTCGCGACACGGGGCGCAGCGTCGAAGACCTGGCGCACATTCAGCAGTCGGTCAGCGACATTTTGCGCACGCCCGTCGGTTCCCGCGTCATGCGCCGTGACTATGGTTCATTGCTATCGATGCTGACTGACCGCCCGCAGAACGCGGCGCTGCGCCTGCAAATCATGGCGGCCTGCTACAGCGCGATCCTCAAATGGGAGCCACGCGTCAGCCTGACCGGCATCACCTTTGAAACGACGTTTGACGGAAAAGGTGTGGTGGAACTCACCGGCACCCGCAAAGACACGTCCGCCGCCATTTCCTTAACCCTTCCCGTGAGCTGAATTATGGCAACTATCGACCTGAGCCAGTTACCCGCCCCCGACGTGGTGGAGGTGCTGGATTACGAAATCCTCCTGGCTGAACGGAAAGCCACGCTGGTATCGCTTTACCCCGAAGACCAGCAGGCCGCCATCGCCCGCACGCTGACGCTGGAGTCTGAGCCGATTGTGAAGCTGCTGGAGGAGAACGCTTATCGTGAAGTGATCCTGCGTCAGCGGGTTAATGAAGCTGCGCAGTCGGTGATGCTGGCTTATGCCACCGGAACAGACCTGGACAATATCGCCGCCACGTTCAGCGTGGAACGACTGACGATCACGCCTGCGGATGCGGTCAGCGTGCCCGCCGTGGCGGCAGTGATGGAAAGCGATGCTGATTTGCGTATCCGTGCGCAGCAGGCGTTTGAAGGGCTGAGTGTAGCCGGTCCGGTTGGTTCCTATGAGTATCACGGGCGCTCGGCTGACGGGCGGGTGGCGGATATTTCGGTGATCAGTCCGTCGCCTGCCTGCGTGACGATTTCCGTGCTGGCACAGACCGGCAACGGCACAGCGCCCGCCGACCTGCTGGCGAAAGTACAGGCCGCGCTCAATGATGAAAACGTGCGCCCCGTGGCTGACCGCGTGACCGTCCAGTCTGCCACCGTGGTCAGTTACACCATTGACGCCGTACTGTATTTGTTCCCTGGTCCGGAAGCCGAACCCATTCGCGAGGCCGCCGAAGCCAGGCTTATCGCCTACACCACCGCGCAGCACCGTTTAGGCCGCGACATCCGGCTGTCCGCCATTTATGCCGCGCTCCACGTTGAAGGCGTGCAGCGGGTGGAGTTGAAAAGCCCCGCTGCTGACATCGAGCTGGATAAAACGCAGGCGTCATTCTGCACCGCGTACACC